GGACGTGATGAAAAGTGGGCAGAAGAGATTAAATCCCAATTGGGTGATGACAGATTTGCACGTGAGATTGGTTGTGAATTCTTAATCGCTGATGAAACACTTATCAATCCAAACACTCTAATTATGATGGAAGGAGTTGAGCCTATTGACCGCATGGGACAAGTACGCTGGTTTCAGAAGCCCAAGAAAGATATGATTTATGTTTTGGGTTTAGATCCATCGTTAGGAACAGGTGGTGACCCTTGTGCAATACAAATCTTCGAAGCAAACACAACAACACAGATAGGCGAGTGGAAAGATAATAAGACTGACATTCCCAAGCAAATTAAAACGCTTTCTCAAATTATAAGTTATATAACAGACATTACTGGCCAGCCTAATAATATCTATTATTCAGTTGAAAACAATTCAATTGGAGAAGCCGCACTCATATCATTGAATGAGTTCGGAGAATCAAATATTCAAGGCATCTTCTTAAGTGAGAAGGGCAAAAGACGTAGAGGATACACAACTACACAGAAAGTTAAACTTTCAGCATGTGCTAAATTTAAAACATTACTTGAAAGTAAGAAAATGACAATACATAGCAGGGGACTTATCAGTGAATTAAAGACATTTGTAGCTTCCGGTGGTAGTTATGCCGCCAAGATAGGGGACAACGATGATTTAATTATGGCATCATTGCTTGTCGTTAGAATCTTACAAGACATTAAAGACTTCCACGGCGATTTGACTGAGCAAATGAGAGACCATGATGAGAAGGTGCCACCGCTACCCTTCTTTGCAGTGATTAACTAAAAGAGATAAATAATACTATGGCAATCGATCAGGAAACATTTAATACACGACTTTATTCGCTTTTAAAGACACGAGGCTATAAGCCCGTACCTAGAGATGTAAACAACGAACGTACTACTCCACAAGATGCAGAAGTATTTGAGTTCACCTTTAAAAAAGGCGATGATACATACGGATTAGCATGGATAACTATCGATCAGGCCAGCAATTTAAAAGTATACTACAATGATGAGCAATCAAATAGTCCAAAAGGCAAGACAAAAGGAGCACCATTCGATGATTCATGGTCTGGTTTCTTAAGGCATTTGAAACAATGGGCTCAATCTAAACAATTATCGTTTGAACTACAAGACGGTGATAGACCAGGAGATGACATGAGACAACGTGAAACCAATAAAAAGAAAGAAAAGATGTCAGAAGGCTATCACGCAGTTAATCAAAAGACATCATACAATGACAATATACCTAACGTAAAAGTTGTTATACAGCATGATAGAGCAGTACAAGAGGGTGAACAACGTTGGAGAAACGTTCACAAAATCTTTGTAGAGAACACAGAAGGCGAAAGATTCGCTGTTCCTACAAGAATGCCAGGCATCGCACGAGTTTATGGTAGACACGTAGCAGAAGGCGGCACTCCTTACGATGATCGTGGTAAGCATATTACTTCATTAGTAGAAGAATACACTCAAATGGCAGGCTTTGTTCGTGCCACTCGCAAAGGACAGTTTAACGAATCAGTTGCACTTCTTATTGCAGAAGGTGTTAATCATCATAAAAAATTAAAAGAATCACTACAAAAGATGCAAAGTCATAGAGGCTACAATGCTTACTTTGAATCTTGGACACCACCTTTAATGGAAGACGATGGTGATTCATCAAGCATTGCAGAGATGTTTGCACAAGAAACAATCGATCCAAGAATCGAAAGTGTTTTACCTATTCTCAACAGACTAAACAGTGGCATCATCAACGAGATTGAAGAAGTCAATGAGTTAGATCAATGGGCTAAAGGCATTACAGAGATCACAGAAGAAGTGGTAGAAGAAAACATCTCTGACAATAAGCCAGATACTATCGATAGCGAAATGGATGCATACTTTGGATCCAAACCAGGTGAATTAGAAGAAGATTCTGGTTGTGCATGTGGATGTGGACCAAAATCTAAATGTACATGTGATGCTAGTTGTCCTAAATGTGATTGTGGAAAAGAAAAATTAGATGAAGTTGCGTCAGACTTTAATCATTTACAAGATGAATTTGACCAATTGATTAGTGATCTTAAGCAAAAGCATCAGTCAGATGAAGCACTACAGGCCGCTATTGAGGCTTTGTTATCACAGTATATTAAAAAGATTAAAGACTTTAAAAATATAGAAAGTGTCGAAAAGCAATATGCCTTAGGCATGGCTGGTAGATTACAAGACTACTTGGAAGATGAGTTTAACGGTAATTATAGCGGATCCAAATTTCAAGGAGATGCATTGAGTGCGGCAGGCCTACAAGCAAAGATGGAACTTGAAAAAGAAAGAAACAAGTCCTCAAGAACTTCCGATAGAGACAAAAGTGCAATAGGTAGAGCAATTGCTGGAGTCATGGGATTAGCAGAATTCCAAGAAAGAGATTATGCTGATGAACGTTGGGAAGATGAACCAGAAAAGTTTAATCCTAAACTAGTTGATAAAAAAACTGGACAAGAAGTTAAATTACCATTTACAACAAAAGACTTCAGAGGTGATGAGGTCATTGTCGTAGGCTTTAATGCTCCAAAACATCAAGCATCAACTGGAAGAATTCACACAGATGATGGCTTTAGTTATTTCCCTTCAGTAGTAGGACTAAAAATTGTTGGACACGAGTTTGATGACAATCTCAATGAAGGCAGAATGAAAGAAATCGTACATGATGCACAAGAAATGGACAAAGAAGAGTTCGAAGAAAAGTACGGAGATGATTACGACTACAATGAAATTAAAAAAGATTATCCACTAGACGAAACAAAGTCAGGCGGAATGGAGTTTGCTGGAAATTATAAAACAGGTTCAGCAGGACAATGGAAGAACACAGGCAAGACTAAAGGAAGACCTGCTAAAGTAGGCGACTTAGTTGGCGCATCAGAAAGTTTTGATCCTATGAGCGAACCAACAGACTCTGAAGAACAATTTGAAGCGGCTATGGCGGCATATGATTCCCATGGCGAAGAAGGTTTAGCAAACGCATTAGGTATGAGCCTTGAAGAGTTTGACCAAGAACTTAACGAATATGGAATGGAGCATGGATTACATCCTGACGATGACAGAGATACTATCATTCACGGTATGGTTGAGCAGATGATTGACAATGCAGATGCAGATCAAATGTCAGAGATGCGTAGACTGTCTGGACTTGAAGAAGCAGGCAAGCCAACTACTAATAGTAAACACAGTAGTGAAAGAGACTTAAAGCAATACGATCCAGCACACGGTCACACTAAACCAGAAGGGGGCAATCCTCAAGTATGTAGTTGTATAACTTCATCTGGTCCAAGCACAGATTGTGCAAAATGTCAAGGTACAGGAGAAATCATTACTCCTAAACGCAAAGACCCTAAAGTCGATGAAGCAGAAAACTCACCAGATGGTAACGTTGGTGCAGATGACGACGGAGCCAACGACAAATACAACCAAGATGCAGAGACAGTTGCTGATCGTAAAAGCATACAAGAAGATGAAGATTTACTTGACATTATTAGAAGTATTAAACTTTAGAGGAAAATAAATGAAAAGATATATATTATTATTTGTCGCATCTTTTGCGATTTATCTAACTTACACAGCCTCTGAATCACAAACATTCAAACCTACGTTTGCTATTGATTACACAGATTGCGGAGAAATAAGTTTTCCATCCTCAGAAGGGTCAGTACAATTTGGTAAGTCAGATGAATCATGTGGTGGCAGAGTTGTCTCTAATGAAGGCTACATTAACATTTCACAGATTCGTTTTACAGCAGACTTGAGCAATGTATCTGGTAACTTTGTTACTAGTACTTTTTATATGGTAAACAATCCAAACAATCCCGGATTAAAGCCTCTCCATGACAACTATTGTGATGCTGGCGGAAACAATCCAACTTGGAACTGCCAAGAAGTTGACTTCTTTGAAGTAAACAACAACGTAGTCTTTCAACACACAATGCATATTGGTGACGGTAGTTCATCTGCCCCACAAAACTTTCAGTTAAGTTATTCAACAACAGACAATCAATGTTTTCAAAACTTGACTCCTTCTGAAGGTCTAGTATCATGGAACGGCATTGACATTAAACAACCTGTAGACTTTGTAGTTGACTTAGATGATTCAGGCATGACTATAACTGTTAAGCAAGGATCAATATCAACTGTTGTATACACGATGGGTCAAGGCTTTCCAGGAACAGATATCTTCACAGATGATCAAATCAAACGTTGGGCAGAAGGTAGAGCCCAAGGCTATTGGTTAAACTTAAGTCGTTGGCAAGATGCGAACGATCCTTGGTCTCCTGGTTCAAAGCAAAACTTATATGATTGGAGTTGTCCATGGGGTAACGTTTGTAAAGCAACAGAAGCAGATTACTTCAAAGTATACGATGTTGAAGTAGACGCAGAAGACACTATTAATTGAGAATAATATTATGGATAAGATTTTAGGAATTTTCAGTTTCATTAAAGGTTGGGTAAGTGCAAGATTAAAAGAAAGAACATCTTGGGACGGAGCCGCTTTAATTACAGCAGGCGTATGTTTCTTAATGTTTAAGGGTATTGCAACACTAGTTGCTTATGCCGCTATAGCATACGGTGCGTGGACATTATGGAAAGAAGAATACAAAGGCTAATCAGTCTATTTGCAATTTGCTTTTTAGTAAGTTGTGCTACAGTCGAAGACACAGGTCCTACAGAAATGCAGGGCGAACCAGTCAACATCGTCCTTAAGGGACAAAAAGAAATGTGTGAAAGAGAACCTGAATCTATTCTTTGCAAAGAGGAAGAAGTAGATGAGTAAGGATATCGCAAAGAAAGTTCATGCATTAGTCGAAAGTAAATTCACATACCTACATGATGACAAACAATACATGCAAGCCGAACACTGGACTAGTCATGCAGACGCAGTTTTAGCAGGTGAACAATTCAAAGATGATTGTGATGGCTTTGCTAATACATGTGCAGAGTTATTAATCAAAGAAGGCATTGACAAGAAAGATGTATCTGTGATATACTGTGTCACAGAAGAAGGCGAAGATCATTTAGTATGCGGTGTTGCTGTAGACGGCAAAACGTACATATTAGAAAACAGATATAGCAATCCTTATGATTGGAAAGACAAACCAAAGTACGATTTCAAATACTTTATGAAGTTTGACGATCCTGGACAGTGGTTCAAAGTTAGCAATTAATCAGTTGAAAAATAGAATCCAACGTCAGCCAGGCCTTGTGTTAAATATTGTTGGCACAGACTATGCATATATTATGATTGCAAAAAACGCATCTAAATGGATGGAAGATGTGTTAGAATCATCTTCAAGTCAAATAAACTTTACAAATGTTTCTTCCCTGAATTCAAAAAAGTATATAGTTATATTACGAGATCCAATTGATCGTTGGTGTTCAGGGATTACTCAATATCTACATGGCGAAGAAGTACTCAGGGACTTAAAAGATAGAAACGTATTAGATTTATTGTTCAGTCAAGTACATTTTGATTGGCACACAGTTCCTCAGGTTAAATTCTTAGAGGGAATAAATACTGATGATTGTGTATTTTTTAAAATGGATAGTTACCTTACCAATACAAATAGACTCTCAAATTTTCAAAATAAAGTCATAGACTTTTTAGAGACTGAGTTAGAATTAGATTTAAGTAAAAGTAATATAATCCCTTTTAAATTAATGGAGAATGACGCAGGACAAAATGCTCAGTATTTTACTAAACACAGAATACATTTTGAGATACAAACGAATCCAAGATACATGGAACAAATTAAGGCATATTATGCCGAAGATATTAAATTATATAACCAATAGGAAAAATGGCAGACAAGAAAAAGAAACAATCGAAAGTATATATGATACCTGAAAGTGAGACTAGAAACTCTCACACATATCACTACACAGCAATTAAAACAAAAAACTTAACTATTAGTAATCAGAAGTTAAGATTCAAAAAGTACAACCCAGTTAAAAGAATACATGAATGGTTTGTGGAAGCAAAACTACCCCCACATACCAAATAGCCTATTGTTTACTGCTAAATGCTTTTCCTGCTTCAGCAATACCAAATGATCCTAGTGTTACAACAACAAACGATGTATAGATAAAGTCTGATATGACTAAATCTGTGCCGTCTAATCCTGTCACTAAGTCTACTACACCAAACGCCACCATCATAAAGAACGATGCAAAGCCAATGATTGATTTTTCATTGATTTTGTTGTCGTCCATGAATAGGCCACTAATAGTAAACTTTTCTTTTGGTTTCACTTCATGGGAAACTTTTCTTAAGTCTTTGGTCAATGCTTCCATCTCTTTGATTTTGTCATTAGCCTCATCTAATTTTAAAAGTAGATCAGTGTACTTGTCTAAATCTAAGTTATGAACGACTCCATCGCCGCCTTCGATTGTGATGTTTTCTTCAGTCATTGCATATGCTCCTGTGCAAAATATTTTCAGAGCATCGGCCGGCTATAAATAATATAGCAAATGAGATTTCGGGTGGCTCCTTAAGTTAGTAATAATGGTTCGCACTAGTATTTATTGCTTGGGGTAAAAAAGTACCCGATTTTTCATCTGCACTAAGTTTTTATTCTTTTGGGTACATTAGTGATAAATACTTATTGACATAGGAAGATATTAGTGTATAATAGATTCATGTGTCAAAAATTGTTTTTAACAAAAACTACACTAGTGAGACTTCGGTCTTGCGACAACTAAACGAAAGCTAAAATTAAAGCACATTATAGGAGAAACAATATGGCAAGTCTAGCTGACATCCGTGCCCGTCTCGCGGCACAAGAAAATAAATCGACAGGTAATAATTACCCACAATCTGATGGAGCGATCTATCCGCATTGGAAAATGGACGAAGGTGCATTAGCATCTATGCGTTTCTTGCCCGATGCTGATACAGGGAACTCTTTCTTTTGGATTGAAAGACAAGTCATCAAACTACCATTCAATGGTGTTAAAGGTGATATAAACTCAAAACAAGTAACTGTTCAAGTTCCTTGCGTAGAGATGTTTGGGGAAAATTGTCCTGTACTAGCGGAAGTTCGTCCTTGGTACAAAGACGAAACTCTAAAAGAAATGGCTAACAAATACTGGAAGAAGAGAAGTTATCTCTTTCAAGGCTTTGTACGTCAAAACCCTATCGGTGAAGATGAAACACCTGCGAACCCAATTCGTAGATTTGTTATCTCTCCACAAATCTTTACTCTTATCAAAGCATCATTGATGGATCCAGAAATGGAAGAGTTACCAACTGATTACGTTCGTGGACTTGATTTCAACATTAAGAAAACGACTAAAGGTCAGTATGCTGATTACTCAACATCAAATTGGTCACGTAAAGAATCTGCATTGACTGAAGTAGAACAAGCGGCTATTGAAGCACATGGTCTATTCAATCTAGCAGACTTCTTACCTAAGAAGCCAAGTGAAGCAGAACTCAGGGTCATCAAAGAAATGTTCGAAGCATCTGTAGATGGTCGTCCATACGATGTTGACAAATGGGGTGCATACTATCGTCCATACGGTATTCAAGCACCAGCGAGTGCGTCACAAGAAACTGCTAAACCAGCAGAGTCTGTAGCGACACCAGCACCAGCGGCACCTGCTCCCGTAGCAGAAGCGGCACCTGAGGCAACTCCTGCTCCCGTAGCAGAAGCGGCATCTACAGATACATCTAGCGATAAAGCACAGGACATTCTAGCAATGATTCGTGCAAGACAGAACAATAGCTAGTAGGTTGATAACGGGAGAGTGAAATACCTCTCCCTATTTTGATAGGAGAATTATAATGACCATACCAACAGAAAGGTATAGAGCCCTCAAACAAGGTACTAAATTATTAGAAGAACTATGTGACCCTGGCAAAACGCCTAGGGTTCCCAGTCTCATTAGAGACAGGGCAAGAAGCATATTAAGGCATTTTCCACACGATTTAGAAATTGACGAAATCGCAGAAAGTTGCCCAGATATAGTTGACAAACCTTCTAATTCTGATAGAATCATTAACAAACAATCAATACGATAGGAGTATATTTTGGCTAAACCATTTGATGTGTCTAAATTTAGAAAAGACATAACAAAATCCATCGACGGCTTGTCGATAGGTTTTAATGATCCAACTGACTGGATCTCAACAGGTTCTTATGCATTGAACTATCTTATCAGCGGAGACTTTAATAAAGGAGTCCCTCTAGGTAAGGTAACCGTTTTTGCAGGAGAATCAGGAGCAGGCAAATCTTATTTTGCCGCAGGCAACATTGTTAAATCAGCACAAGATCAGGGTATCTTTGTAGTCTTAATTGACACAGAGAATGCACTTGATGAAGCATGGTTACATGCACTTGGTGTGGACACTTCAGAAGAAAAACTTCTTAAGTTAAGCATGAGTATGATTGATGATGTAGCAAAAACAATATCAACCTTTATGAAAGATTATAAAGCAATGGAAGACGGTGAACGTCCTAAAGTGTTATTTGTAATTGACTCATTAGGTATGATGTTGACACCAACCGATGTCGATCAATTCGACAAAGGTGACATGAAAGGTGACATGGGTCGTAAGCCCAAAGCACTGACATCATTAGTCAGAAACTCTGTTAACATGTTCGGAAGTTATAACGTTGGACTTGTCGCAACTAATCATACATATGCATCACAAGATATGTTTGACCCAGATGATAAAATATCAGGTGGTCAAGGCTTTATCTATGCATCAAGTATCGTAGTTGCTATGAAGAAAATGAAACTTAAAGAGGATGCAGACGGCAACAAAATTTCTGATGTAAGAGGTATTCGTGCAGGCTGTAAAGTAATGAAGACTCGTTATGCAAAACCTTTCGAGGGTGTGCAAGTGAAGATTCCTTACGAGACTGGTATGAATCCTTACAGTGGACTAGTAGACTTGTTTGAGAAAGCAGGAATTCTAGTTAAAGAAGGTAATCGTTTGAAGTATATCGCACAAGATGGTACTGAGATTAAGCAATTTAGAAAGCCTTGGGAAGCAAATGCTGAAGGTTGTTTGGATTTAGTAATGACTGAATACTCTGATGTTAAAGAGGCACTCGATAAGTTAAATAACGAGGAAGCACTTAAACTTGAAGAGGAAGAGGTATAATGAATTTAAATGACTTAGCAACGGTCTGGCATCTGATCAGACCAAGTATAGAAGACGGCGACCCAAAAGAGGCCGCAGACCTTCTAGTAAATCATCTTACTGATGATGGCATGTCTGCAACAGAAATCAAAAAAGCATTTGGTAACGATGAAGAAATCATTGAAGCCTTATCGTACTTTTCTGATGAAGATGTAGATGCCATCGAAGAAGATGAAGATACTATTGATACCGAGGACGACTGGGATTAAACTAATGACTGTAATGAAGCCAATGGCAAGTGACTTTACTGACTTAAAGAAGTATGTTAAAGAAATGCAGGCGTATTATGTATCACGTGGAAAGTCACCTTATAAAGTGGCACTCCATGTTTACAAGGAAGCAGGTATCTATTCTATTCAGGATTTGTTAGATCATAGAACAAACAATCCTTGGAGTAGAGTCGATCTATGAATTGGTACACCCGCATAAGCCATGACTTGGCAGTCATACCTGACTTTATTGCTCACTATGAAAATGAGTTGATAGGGTCTAAGGTAGATGTTAGAGTGACTGGATTAGTTGAAAGACAGATTACAGCACTCCCAGGCATAACAGAACATCGTTTCAATCAATTACAAGAGATTGAAGCGGTGCTCAATTTGCTTAACATCAAACTACGTAAAATACGTAGAGGATACTTTCAGAAGTACTTAGAGAAGTATCAACGAGCATTAACCTCACGTGATGCTGAGAAGTATGTAGATGGTGAAGATGAAGTCATAGACTTTGAATATCTAATCAATGAAGTAGCCCTGCTTAGAAACAAGTATCTGGGCATTATGAAGGGATTAGATGCAAAACAGTGGCAAATGGGACACATAGTTCGTCTCAGGACTGCTGGAATGGAAGATATTTCAGTAGACTAATCGTAAGTCATTGATTTTACAAGGCAAATAATTGTAAAATAAATAAAATAATGCTTGACTTTGGTACCAAAACCCCGTATAATACATGTATGTTAAATCAAAAAGCAACTAAAATTATTTCAATTATTTTTGCCCAAAGGCTTGACATTGCTACTCAACGGTAGTATAATAGAATCTTACACACTGACACTGAGGTAAAATATATGTCTACAATTAATGTAAAATACGGAACTTACAGGAACCAACCTGTAGTTGATCAACAATTCACTCTCGTTAAAGGCTTCACAGAAGGCAAACGTGGTGGATATATCACTGTTAAAAACGAGGGACAATTTCCTCAGTTTAACATTGCGAATGTAAAAATTCAATTAAACAACATCAATGATGTTCAATGGGGAACGGAGAATCCTATCATGGGTGATTCAACAATTGCTTTTCAACCTGCTGTAGTAGAGTCTGATGCTGATGCAATGGACAGAATCAAAACTAGATTTGATATCTTAGACGATATGGCTAAGGCTACAATCGGTGGCGATATTAGAGCAATGATTGTAAGTGGCCCTCCAGGCGTAGGCAAGTCTTACGGTGTTGAGCAACAAATGGAGAAGGCTTCATTGTTCGATCAACTGACTAACAGCAGGACTCGTTACGAGGTTGTCAAAGGTGCAATGACTGCTCTAGGCTTATACGCAGTTCTTTACAAGTACTCAGATGCTAAAAACGTTTTAGTGTTTGACGATTGTGACTCTGTATTTGCTGACGATCTTGCCCTTAACATTCTCAAGGCGGCACTTGACTCAGGCAAGTCTAGGAAGATTTGTTGGAACTCAGACTCAAGTCTGTTAAACAGAGAAGGCATTCCAAACTCATTTGAGTTCAAAGGTAGTGCAATCTTTATTACTAACTTGAAGTTTGAAAACATCAAGTCTAAGAAGTTACAAGATCACTTAGAGGCTTTACAGTCTAGGTGTCACTTCTTGGATCTTACTATCGACAATGACCGTGACAAGATGTTACGAATCAAGCAAGTTGATAGGGACTGTACAGATGGATTGTTCGGTGACTACAATTTTGAGAATGGTGAAGGCGACTTGATATTTGCTTTCATGGAAGAGAACGCACACAAGTTAAGAGAAGTCTCAATGAGAATGGCTCTTAAGATTGCTGACTTGTTTAAGATCCAAAAGAATGACAACTGGAAGATGTTAGCAGAATCAACGTGTATGCGTAGAGTTTAAACTCTGTGTCAGGAGTTAGGGGCGGCTTAGGTCGTCCCTTTTTTATTACCAAATAAATTGATAATAAGTTATAGGAAGTGTATAATAAAAACATGTATCAGATTGAATTACAAAACAAAGAACATATTATCTATTGGATGTTACAACATGGCAATGTTCGATTGAGTCATTATGACCATTCTTTTTTGTCTAGCATGATGCAACTTGTACATGAGAAAAAAAACATAACTGAAAATCAATCCAATCTATTAACTAGACTAATAACAAAATACCAACATCAATTATCACAGTCTGGCTTCCAACAACCATACTTACATAGTTTAGAATGGAAGTCAAAAATTATTCCAAGTCTTCCTGAGTTTACACGAGCCAGACTTAGTTACAATAAAGAAGAAAACCTTTTGGTATTTAAGGTTCCTTTTAAAAAGGATTTTATCAATGGCTTTAGACGTATCATGCTTGGGGTGTTAGAAAACTATCATTATCCTGACGATACAATATGGAAGTGGAACAAAGAAAAGAAACGTTATGAAGCACCAGCATCTACCCACGCATTGAAAATAGCATATAAAGTCTTGCCTAAGTATTTTGAAACTATCTATCAGGGCGAAGTCAAAGAAGTAATAGAACAACTAGAAGCAATGGAAAAACAGACATGGGATCCTACACTTGTAGAAAACGATGGAGTGTATTCTATTGCTGGAAGCAATGACTCACTTGACAGTATATTTAAAGATGTCAACCTAAATACAGAGCCAAAGACTCTTGCTAATTTAGCATATCATGGTGTTGCAATTGACAGCAATATAACAAACGAGGTTCCTCGTTTAGAATTCTTTGCACAATATGCGCCTGAAGTAGACATTGATCACTTAGAAGAATTTGTGTCATGGCTAAAAGAAATAGACTGTAAAACAGTTGTAGTAACCAGAGGCTTGAATCTGGATAATATAAAGTCAATGTCTTTAAAGAATTCAACGGATAGAGTCAGACATAGACAAATTGACATAACCACAATAGCAAAAGAAATACGTAGAGTATTTGATGAAAACGATATTGAAATTATTAACGGAGGGAAATCTAACCTACTAAACGATGCTAAGGACATCACTAAAGAGATGGTACTGTTGAGATACAGTTCGACAAAAGAACAGCCACAGATTGTTGGTGGCGCTATAAAAAATATACAAATTATAAACAGGAGACCTATAGATATAGTATGAAAAATAAAATAGCATTGGCATTATCGTTGTGTTTAACAACAGCAGTATATGCACAAGAAATAGAAGAAATCGTTGTAGTAGGAACTACAACATATGAAGCAGAGTCGGACCCTTCGACTGACGTTAATATATTAGAAACAATTATACCCGAAGCAACTCAAGCAGGTGGTTATGGTTCTTTTTCTGGTTACACAGAAAGAGGAACACAAACAGTACATACAAGTGTATACAGAAATGGAGTTCCAGCAAATGATGCAGGCTCTGGATGGTATGACTTTGGACATGATTTTGCAACAGGAAACGAAACAATTAAAGTTGTTAACGGAGTCAACAGTGTACTATATGGTTCAGGTAGTTTAGGTGGAACAGTCTTTATTAAAGACGATCTTTCAAAAGATCAATCTACTTTAAGACTAGGACCTCAACATACATTCGTTACACACACAGGTAAAGGTTTAAACTTTACATACTTTGATGTTAACAATGATAGTGTTAGATCAGACAATGATGAGACTGACGGCTACACAAACATGACTGCTAGAGGTCAATTTGATACAGGCGAGTTCACTACGAACATTTCAGCAACATCATATGACTATGACTATGACAACTGTTATACCGCAAGTTTCTCACAATCAAATGATTGTTCTCAGTTAGGTTCAAAAGGAAGTTTATCAGTAAGAAATGATAACTACACGTTTGGTTATTCTTTTAACGATGCAAAATATAAAACTGAAGGCGTAGAAACTTATTCTTCAGATGCTGAAAGAGCATTTGTAGATACAAGGCACACAGTTGGTAACAATCTCTATGGTGCAACAGTTGAATATGAAAAGTATGAAGGTATGTCACAAGACTCTATCTCTGTGTATGCATTGCTGAACTACGAGCCTATTAACATAGGTCTACGTTTAAGTGAAGATGCATTTGTTTATCGTATTGGATCATCAAAGGGAGATTTCTTTTCAAGTTTCGGTACATCATATCGTAACCCAACTCTATATGAGTTAAATGGTGATGCATGGACTGCACCTAATCCTGGACTAGACCCTGAGGAAGCAACAGGTATTGAATTTGGTTATAAAAATATAACTGTATTTAAATACAAATTTTCAGAAGGTATCGACTATAGTTTTGCATCATCACAGTTTGTCAACACTGGCAAATATGATACTGAAGGTGTGAGACTGACTGGAACAAAAGGTGTTGATTGGATGGACACAGACTTTGGTTATGAGTTTGGCTATACTAACTCAGATCAACCTAGAGTTGCAAAGTATAAAGCAATCATATCATCTGTATCTTATGTAGACAACTATGTATTGTCATTCACATACACTGGACTATTCGATAGAAAGCCTGGACCGTATGATGGAACAGAAATGCTTGATGATGTAAGTTCAATCGATTACAAGATCGAATCAGAAATTGCACCTAACTACTTGCTATCTGCTACAGTAAGAGATATACTAGATAGAAGATTTGAATTCAACCCTGGATATAACTCAGGTGGTATTGAATTCTTTATAACACTACAATACAGGCCGTAATCGAATGCCAGGAACTGCAACACTACAAATTAAAGATGAAGTCAATCTAAAGATTGCCGGACTTGAATTAGATGCTCGTAGGGCACTGATGAAAAAGTTTGAGTATGAGGTTCCTGGTGCACGTTACATGCCCAGTGTTAAACTAGGTAGATGGAACGGCAAGGTTAGTTATTGTAGCCTTGCTGGTTCCACATTTATTAATTTATTACCTCAAATTATTCCTATCTTGGAAGAACTCAATTACACGATTGAGTTAGAAGATATGAGGGAATACAATAACACATTTGATTTTGATGAAATTACCACTAACACATTTGAAGATGTTAAGTGGCCCACAGGACATGTCTGCGAAGGACAATCCATCGAACTGAGAGACTATCAAGTAGAAGTTATCAATCAGTTCTTAGCAAACCCTCAGTCGATACAAGAGGTCGCTACAGGGGCAGGTAAAACGATTATGACAGCCGCTCTGAGTAAGAGCATAGAGTTCTATGGTCGTAGTATCGTTATCGTTCCTAACAAAAGTCTCGTCACACAAACCGAAGAAGATTACATAAATCTAGGATTAGATGTTGGTGTTTATTACGGTGATCGTAAAGAATACTTTAAGCAACATACAATTTGCACATGGCAATCCTTGAACATCCTTTTAAAAAATACCAAGAGAGGAGAGGCCGACTGCACTATCGATGAATTCATTGAAGGTGTTGTTTGCGTAATGGTAGATGAAGTACACATGGCTAAAGCAGATGCATTGAAGGCACTGTTAACAGGCGTCATGTCACATGTTCCCATACGATGGGGACTGACTGGTACTGTTCCCAAAGCAGAATATGAAAGAATGGCATTGGAAGTAAGTTTAGGTCCAGTCACTAATAAACTATCTGCAAAAGAATTACAAGATCAAGGTGTCTTAAGTAAATGTCATGTGAACATTGTACAATTACAAGACGACCAAGAGTTTAGTAATTATCAAGCAGAACTAAAACACTTACTCTCAGATTCTAAACGATTAGATAAGTTGGCAGAGTTAGTAGATAAAATAAAAGAAACAGGTAATACACTTGTCTTGGTTGATCGTATCAATGCAGGACATGCACTTGTAGAACGACTAGATGATGCAGTATTTGTATCAGGAGGCATGAAAGTCAATGACAGAAAAGAAGAATATGATGAGGTATCCACTGCTACTAATAAAGTTATCATTGCTACTTATGGCGTGGCTAGTACTGGTATTAACATTCCTAGGATTTTTAATCTTGTACTCATTGAACCAGGTAAAAGTTTTGTTCGTGTCATACAGTCTATCGGTCGTGGCATTCGTAAAGCAGACGATAAAGACTTTGTTCAAATCTGGGACTTAACAAGTTCATGCAGATTTGCTAAACGACATTTAACTTCTCGTAAGGCATTTTACAAAGAAGCAAACTATCCGTTTGCAATAGAAAAATTAAAATATTGAAGTTACCATTTAAATTGAAAATAACATACAGAGGAGTTATAATAAAGACATGAAAATATTAACACTAGACAACCAGGCATACGATTTAGAAACACTACCAGATGAGGTAGATGATTTACGATTTGCTATCTTAGATAACTCTAACCCTCTGAATGTAGACTATCATTACATTCCACTCATCTTTTTAGAGTCATTCAATGCACCCGCGGTTGTATTAGAAATAGGAAACAAAACAATTAAGATGCCTGTTGATTGGCAAGTATTAATTGGGCATGAAGAACATGGTGACTTAGAGACTATTCCATTGTCTAGTTTGAACGACAGAGGTTTTACAGTGTTTGCATTCAATCCACTAACATCATTCTCGCCTAGTTTTTTAGATATTGAAATTGTTGATATCTATTCAGACGTAACATGGTATGCGCCTAGACTACGTAACGGACAATTCTTATGTGTCCCTATCGAAGATGGTCCAAAGCCTAGATGTGTTTACTTTGTTAAAGAGATCAGTCGTAATTGTGAAATCGTAGACTATGCACAAGCGTTTTGATCATTGGAAGAATGTATGTAGATTACATTGGAGAGAAATAGTCACACTATCTATTGCATTGCACTGGATAGTTGATTTGTTTATAATAGGTCCTATAGCAATTGCAATAGGATGGATCGCAAGAGGTTATTTTGGCTAGAGCAAAAACACCAACAGATGAGAAGTTTGAAAAGCAAGACTTCAACTTGTTCGAGGCAATTACTGCAATCGACAAGAAAGACTATGGCTACTATGATCGACTAACTCCTGAACAACAACGAAAGTTTGTTCCTTTTATGATGATCAATTGGATTAGTGTAGTTAAAGGCAAAAAAGAATTGGCACAGTATTATTTACAAAGTGTTGATCATCATGCAAATAAATATCTATTCAATGAGAATGTTTCTAAGCATCCTAAACTACAATGGTTGATGCTATGTGCGGCAAGCCCAGGGATAGGCAAACAGTTTCATGCTTGGATACCGCAGATCAAGCAGGGCGTGGCTAAACTAAAAGATAAAGCAAAGCCAAAAGACATAAAGGATTATTATAAAAAGATATATCCACAATTATCAGCAGGTGAACTGACTGAGATAGCAAAATTATTTTGTGAACAACATGATCGCAAAATGTATCTTGCAGAAAAATATCCTAATTTAAAATTTGATGAGGTGGAATTACTAAGTGACATTATTACAGATTCAGAAATCGAAGAATATGAAAAAGAACTCGGCAACTAAATCAGAATTTGGTTGCGATTTTTGTGGCAGGAGTTTTATAAGAGAAACTACAATGGCCAAGCATATCTGTGAAAACAAACGCAGATGGCAAGACAAAGATTTAAAAGGTAATCGCATTGCATTTCATGCTTGGATAAATTTCTATGCAAAACATACTCCAACAAAGAAACAAAAAACATATTTAGACTTTATTAAAAGCAGTTATTATCTGGCCTTTGTTAAGTTTGGTCATTACTGTGTAAATGTCAATGCAATTAACATTGGTCGATATGCTGATTGGTTGTTATCAAATCAAATTAAAATTGACAAATGGATAAGTGATACTAACTACACTAAGTTTATCATTGAGTATCTTAGAGAAGAAGATCCTTTAGATGCAATTGCTCGTAGTATTGAAACTATGATTAAGATTTCTAGTGATGAAAAAATAGAAAACAAAGATGCCTTACGATATGGTCCAGTGAACAGAATTTGTTATGAGATATCTAAAGGAAAGGTTTCTCCATGGATACTGTATCAATCAGAATCTGGTCTAGGGTTTCTAGCATCAATGGATGAAACACAACAGCAAATGGTTTTAGATTACATCGATCCTGAACGTTGGGCTATCAAGTTTAAAAGAGATGCACATAGAATTGCAGAAGTCAAAGAGTTGTTGTCTCAGGCTGGATTCTAATGAAAGAGTTAGATTTACAGTTTCACAAGTTAGATGGACGATTTAAAGGGAATGAGATGTTCACATGGATGTGTACTACTATTATCAAACCACAGTATGAACGTTTCACTCCCAGGCCAATGGCACAATCAGATTTAGCAAAGATTATTAAGTTTAATCAATTACGTGACTGGTGTTGGGATACATGGGGACCTAGTTGTGATTTAAAAGATTATGACAGAATACATGAACTCTCTCACCACGTAAGCCTAGCACAATATAATGACAGTACACACAATCAACTCAACGAACATTGGTGTTGGTCTAATGAAGAAGACCACAGACAAAAAAGAATCTATATAGCCACAGATAAAGAACGTATGTGGTTAGAAACGAGGTGGCGATGAAAGATCCTATCTATTGTGCTTTGGCATTTGGCTCAGCCTCAATAGATGGTGGCGGGTATAAGTCTTGTTGTAATCTTGTAAATACAGGTGGTGTAGAAAAAAAACCATATGCAGATAATTTAAATCATAACAATCTTATTGAGATAAGAAAACAACTTAAAAAAGGCGACTGGCCTAGTGATTGTAAAAACTGTTTAGACTCTGAAAAAGTATCAGGCACGTCTATGCGTACTATATGGAATGTTGCTTTACAAGACTATGATATTCCTATGAACATTGAGGTTGATCCTAATGATGTTCACTTCTTAGATTTAACCTTTAGTAACAAATGTAACTCAAAATGTATTACATGTAATCCTTATTCCTCTGACCAATGGGGAAAGGAATATAATACCATATGGAAGATCGAATCTGAAGAAGATAACCATTTAAAAATAAACATAACAAAAGATCAGACACTTGATATCTATACTTTATTTCCAAATTTAAAACGTATTGCATTTGTTGGTGGCGAACCTACTATCATGGAAGAACATGAACTGTTCTGTAAGCAATTGATTGAAGGAGATAGAGCAAAGAACATAATATTATCATATGTGACTAATCTAACTTCTATCACACAAGACCTCATTGACGTTTGGTCGCACTTTAAAGGAGTGCATATCAGTTTATCAATCGATGGCTATGGCAAGGTAAACGATTACATACGTTATCCATTCAAATGGGATAAGATAGAAAAGAATACACGAAAGTTATTTGACTTACAGAAAAAGGAACCTGAAAGATACAGTTTAAACTTAAGTCATACTGTTAGTATATTCAATATTATACAGTCACCCAAACTAATTGAATGGTGGAGCGATTTATGTGAGGAATATGGTTGTCCACGTGATGTACGTCCTGGAATATTTTTAAACAGAGTAACAGAACCTGTTTGGTGTAAGACTAATGTTGTTTCACTTGAATATAGACAACAAGCCATCGAAGCAGTAGAACAATTAAAATCTAAGATTGCTACATTTAATGTAGATCAACTTGATATCTTACATGCATGGCTTGTCGAGCCACAATCTGTTAGTGTGTGGACAATTAGAAATCTACATCAATTAATAACAGGATCAGATGAGTACAGAAACAGAGACTTAAATAATTATATTCCGGAACTAGCGGAGGAACTAAAAAACAATATGTTTAGAAGTGTAAACAGTGAAATACAACATGAAGGTAAAGGGTTTGACATGGTACGTGATATCATTCCTACTGAAATTATAGACAATATCAACGACAGAAAAGATGAACTCTATCCTGTCAGAGTGTCAACACATAAAAAGCAATATGCAGAAGGCAAAGATTGTGAAAAACTAAAGTCTAAGGGTATCGCTGTATGGTGGTCACAACTTACTGATGATTGGAAAGAAGTCAAAGCAATACATGACATCATCTACCCTGAGATAAAAGTACACTTACCAGACTGTGAATTTTATGCAAGTGACATTGTGACTATCAATGGACCCAGTCGATGGTGCGGTCCTCATATAGATACCCCACATAGATTTCCAAAGTACAATATGAGAAGTGACAATGATGTCTATGGTGTACAAGTTATTATTCCTCTGGATGACTTAGATAAAGACACAGGAGCAACTGGAGTTATACCTTATAGTCATCAATCAGATTGGGACATACAAGCCTGTTATGAGGGTGTACATGATGAATACTTCAAGTTACATGCAGAACAATATGACATGCCTAAAGGATCGATTTTGTTTTACAATACTCGTTTATTACATTCAACAATGCCCTTGCATTTACCCAAAAAGCGATCAATACTGTTGATTAATTACCTCAGAAGTGATATAATACAAGAAGTAAAATTAAAAGATAACGTGTGGAGTAGTAATGGCAAATGATGTGATGATAGATATGGAGACGTTGAGTACTCAACCTAACTGTGTCATATTAACAATTGGAGCAGTACGATTCGACCCTAAAGGCAGTGGTGTTGTAGAACGATTAGAAATCAGACCCACAATAGATGAACAAACAGAAGAGTTTGATAGACACATTGACCCTGAAACTTTAGAGTGGTGGGGCAAACAATCAGAGGATGCAATAAATGAAGCAATGGGCGACCAGGGTAGAGTATCATTTAAAGATGCTATGGATCAACTCTACAAATTTTGTTGGAACCGCAGAGCAATTTGGGCTAATGGTTCTATTTTTGATGTTGTTATCGCTGAAAATGCTTTCACTCAGTTAGGCATGTCTAATCCATGGCGTTTCTGGTCAGTAAGAGATTGTAGAACAATCTATGATCTAACTAATGTCTCACTTAAAGACGGAGCCGCAGTAACATCACACAAGGCTGTAGAAGATGCAGAGCATCAAGCAATCGTTGTGCAAAGAGGATATAAAAAATTAATAGAAGCAGGGATTCAAGTTTGATAGATTCGGATATTGATATAGATTTTGGAGACAGAGATAAAATTCTGGCTTTAATCAATCATATCCCAGCCGCAATGCGTAACGTAGAACCTATTAGAAAGCACCCTACGGGTGTTTATATCACAGAGGCACCCTATGACCCTATCAATGATATGTGTTCACTAGATTACAAAGAAGCAGATGCAAGAGGGTACTTTAAACTTGATTTGCTTAATGTGAACATCTATAGTAGAGTACATAATGAAATGCATTTAGTACAATTAATGGGAGATCCTGATTGGAGTAAATTAAAAGACAAAGCATTTGTCGAACAGTTAATTCACTTGGGAAAACAATTCGATACATTACAACAGATGCCTGAAGATATTAATTCTATCCCTAGACTTGCTATGTTCTTAGCAGTTATGAGACCAGGCAAGAAACATTTAATAGGAAAGACATTTAAAGAAATAAGTACTAGTGTGTGGGAAAATGTAGACGAAGGATATACATTCAAAAAATCACATGCCATAGCATACGCACAGTTAGTTGTGGTACACATGAATTTATTAGGAGCATAATATGGGACAGTATGATAACGTAGTAGAAAGGCAGAGGATAATACTAGAGGCTGAAGAATGGGCAAAAGGTGTTAAATCTGTACATGCCCATCCTTTTACATCACTGTGGTATGAAACACGTCCAGATAGATCAGGTGATGAACTACGAGTACTAGATGTTGAATTTAACGATGGTGTTATTGAAAGAGAGTATATTTTTACTGGAGAGAAAGAAATAATAGGCGAACATCTTACAGGTACTGCATTATATAATGAATACCTGAGGCAGTCACATTAATGGAAGACCTAAAACTAATAACAGAAAGTAATCCTCTGTTAAAACAACAGTGCGAAGATTGGAACTTTAAAGCAGATGGTGATCCAACTGAATTAATTACTGCAATGACAAAGATTATGCTCAACCCTGCTACACAGGGAATAGGCTTAGCCGCACCACAATGTGGAGTAATGAAAAACATATTCATCATGGGCACAGATGAGAATTTGATTGCTGTTATCAATCCAAAGATTGACGAACTCATGGGTGACAAGGAAATTTACTTAGAAGGTTGCTTGAGTTTTCCTAACTTGTGGTTACATGTTAAACGTAATCCTGAAGCATTAGTATCATACCAAGTATCAACTGGAGAGTGGGTCAACAAACAAAAACTAGAAGGGCTTAAAGCAAGAGTGTTCTTACATGAATATGATCATTTGCTTGGAGTAACGTTTGATGAACGTTGTGGTGAATTAAGTTTGAGTCTTGCTAAAAAACGTAGAGCAAAGGCAGTAAGATTAAAACAGAAACTTGCTAATAAGATCGCTTCACAAGCGTTATCGTCTTCCTCTTAACTCTTTTCTTCTGAAAGTCAGTCATACTGACAATAGGTCCGTGTAATAACGTAAGTGACTTGTTGTTGAATGTTCTTAAGAACGGTTTGAAAAGTATCCACTCTTGCTTTAGAAACAAATGAATAGGGATTTGACGATTACTTTCCCACCACCACACATCACCTAACTCTAAGAATTTTTCTTTTAATTGTGAATCAGCAATAGCACCATAGTCATAGATAGTTGTAACTAGATCATCACGGTTCTGAACAATGCCTACATAATCCTGTCCAGCATACTGGACAACCGTTATAAACGGGTGAGTTTCAGATAGTTTAATGAAGAATTCTGCTGGTGTTTGTGTTTTCACAATAGTATTTACCATATAAAAAAATGGGTAGATATTTTCCTAGTTAAAAGCCGTAGAGATAAATATAAGAACAGGAGAGAAGAATTTGTGTCGTACACTACATCAGTTTATACATATACAGTCAGACAAATCGTTGTGGTTTTATCAGGCACAAGCCCGAGGAAATATATGCCAATTTATGCAAAACCACTAACGTTAAACAAAGGCGTTGACAACCAACTACAATTTCAGTTTCTGAATCAGGAACAGAAGCCGGTTGATCTGTCTGCTATTGCTACAGCAAATGAGCAAATATCCTTTAGAGCCATTAATTCAGATGGAACCGAAATCCTTTTCAGAAAGGCATTAGATCCGGTACTTGATATCAATGGTATTTTTGTGTTAAACACGTCTGCCGCAGATATTGAAGCAATAGACTCTCAAAAATGTTATTACTCTTTAGAATATCCTAGTGCTAATCTAAACTTACCTGTTTTTGTAGATTCTAAGGCAGGAGCAAGAGGTGATTTAAATATCGTTGACTCTGTGTTACCTTCTTTTGTTCCTTCTCAACTTGTTACAATACCAAATGATCAGACACTTCCAAATGCAAACGCAAATGCAAACTCTGAAGCAGTTACATTTTTCTCAAGTGTGATCAACACACAAAATAGTGGTGTCTTAACAGCATCAATTGATTATGAAAATTATGTTGGTAACGTAACATTGCAAGGATCAACACTAGTTGATTCAGACTACTATGATATCAATTCATATCGATATGGCAATGCCGCAAACGGCAACAGCGAATCATCAACTATTGGTTATACAATGACAGGCTATCATCCATTTATTAGAATTAAGTTCGAAGCAAATGTGGGTAATATAGTCACTCTTTTGGCAAGATAAGTTACCCTGATTACTTGTTTTAACACTCTCTTTCGTATATAATATCAGATATGTTTGATATACTTACAGTTGTCCCTGGCAAAAAGAAACAGACGCAGAGTGGTTGGACTTCGTTCAATGCTCCGTGCTGTATTCATAATGGGCATAGTGTAGACAAACGTGGACGAGGCGGTATCAAACAAGATGGCGACAATTGGCAGTATCATTGTTTTAACTGTAACTTTAAATGTGGATTTAAATTAGGCAGAAACATCAGCAGAAATTGTCGTAGATTCTTAGGCTGGTGTGGCATGGATGACTCAGACATTAACAAATGGTCTTTGCATTCATTACAACACAAAGACTTGCTTGATTCTATTTTAACTAAAAAGAAACAACATACAGTGCCTACGTTTAAAGAACAAGAAATGCCTATAGGTGAATTGATTTATACTGCTAACCCAGCACATAAAGTTTACATTGACTATCTTGCAACACGAGGCATGACACACAATGATTATCCTTTTTTAGTCACACCCAATGAAGAAGGTAGAAACTCTCAACGATTGATTATACCTTACACATATGAAAACAAAGTTGTAGGTAGTACAAGCAGATACTTAGACAATAGAGTACCTAAGTTTATTAATGATCAACAGCCAGGGTATGTGTTTGGTATCGACTTGCAAAAGCCTGATTGGGAAGTGTGTTTAGTATTCGAGGGAATCTTTGACGCCATCTCAATGAATGGTTGTGCATTGACTCACAATACAATCAACGATAATCAAGTTGGTGTGTTGAAGAAGTTGGGTAAAAGAATTATTGTTGTTCCAGATCAGGACAAGACAGGATTAGAGATATGCGATAGAGCATTAGAACTAGGGTTTGACGTATCATTGCCTAACTGGGCAGATGATATAAAAGATGCAAATGATGCATTGATAAAATATGGAAGGCTGGCTACACTACTAAGTATACTTGAGTGTGCAACCTCCAGTAAAATTAAAATAGAAATGATGAGGACTAAAATTGCTAAAAGAATTTAATGCAGAAGTGCAAGAACTTTTCTTGCGAATGATAGTGACAAACGCAGAGTTATATGTGCGTGTCACTAATATATTCAACCCAGAAAACTTTGATCGTAAACTAAGGCCTGTGGCTGAGTTCATGGTTGAGCATACTATACAGTATGGCATCTTGCCTAACACAACACAAATAAAAGCAACGACAGGTGAATTAATCGAAGCAGTTGAAGACTTAGATGAATTACATTCAGACTGGTTTCTTAATGAGTTTGAATCGTTTACTCGTAGACAAGAACTTGAAAGAGCAATTATGTCTTCAGCAGACTTGTTAGAGAAGGGTGATTTTGGCCCTGTTGAAAAACTTATTAAAGATGCAGTACAAATCTCTCTGCAACGAGATATGGGAACAGATTACTTTGAAGACCCAGCGGCTCGTCTGAACAAATACTATAATCAAGGTGGTCAAGTCAGTACTGGCTGGGGTCAAATGGATAGACTATTATATGGTGGTATGTCCAGACAAGAATTGAATATCTTTGCTGGTGGCTCAGGTTCAGGTAAATCATTGTTGATGATGAATCTTGCTCTTAACTGGTTGTCACAAGGTCTTAGTGGAGTCTATATCACATTAGAATTGTCAGAAGAATTGACATCATTGAGGACTGATGCAATGCAGACTTCCATGAGTACAAAAGATATTCGTAAAGACATTGACAACACTGCTCTTAAAGTCAGAATGGCTTCTAAGAAGATGGGACAGTATCGTGTCAAAGCATTAGCGGCACAAAGCAATGTCAATGACATTCGTTCTTACTTAAAAGAAGTACAGATTCAAACAGGAATCAAAGTTGACTTTGTTATGGTTGACTACTTGGATCTTGTGATGCCTGTATCAGTTAAAGTAAGCCCTAACGATCAATTTATTAAAGACAAGTATGTATCAGAAGAACTACGTAACTTAGCACAGGAATTAAACATTGTTCTAGTAACAGCATCACAGTTAAACAGAAGTGCTGTAGAAGAAATTGAGTTTGATCACAGTCATATTGCAGGTGGTATCAGTAAAATCAATACAGCAGATAATGTATTTGGTATCTTTACATCACGTAGTATGAGAGAACGTGGGAAGTATCAACTTCAGTGTATGAAGTCACGTTCATCTACAGGCGTAGGTCAAAAGATTGACTTAGAATATGATATCAATACAATGCGTATCAGTGATCCTGATGTAGACGATACATTGTCAATCGCAAGTCAAGCACAGCCTTCAGCACAAGCACTTATGGATAAATTTAAGACAACATCACAAGTTGGACAAGTAGATAGAGCAGTGCAAGAGCAACTAGAACCGCCCACTAAAGCAGTAAAAGGTGTAGAAACGAATACTAAACTGAAATCACTGTTAAATTCATTGCAAGTTAACAATAAAGACTAAATACATACGAGGTAGGTAATAATATGCAAAAGAAAACACGAAGCCTGTTAGAAGAACTTGAAACTATTGGAGCGAATAGAAATATTCCAGATATGGTAGAGTCTCGTGCATCTAATGTTATTACTAGTGCCATCAATCTTATAGAGTATATCAGCCGACACTATGATAGTGACCAAGCAGAATTACTTGAGAAAAAATTATTAAGTTCTATTAGAGGCAGAGACGTATCTCGCTTTTCTAAGACAATGAAAAAGGTAAAGTAAATGAAATTCGATGATGTAAAGAAAGTAGAAGAAGGCGTAATGTCAAACCTATTCGGTCGAGGAGCGGCCGCTGGAGTTAAATCAAGTGTTGGTAAACAATCAGGCCAAACACAAGAACACATTCTAGCACAAGATATTTTCTTACAAGATTTTACAAGTGATGCACTCGGTGCTATTCAAACTGCGGTTGATGCAGGCCTAATTGTAAAAGATGGAGAAGTCGTTGACCCAACAGAAGTACCAGAACCTGCACCAGCACAAGCACCAGCACCAGCGGCACCTGCAAAAGCAAAGGCTGCCAGACCACAAGGTGACGGCGGTAAAGCGGCACAAGCGGCAGTTCAAGCAACAAACAATTACATCAAAGGCATCTCTCAGCAAATGTCTAAGATACAAGATCCAAAGCAAAAAATGGAGTTATCTAAAGAACTAGTCAACTACATGAAAGATCGTCAAGGTCGTGCTGAATGGGAAAACGGTGTTAAGACAGCAGAGATGGTACTAAAGAAAAATTTAGATCCTAAGTTTGCAATGGGTCTGATCGGACAATTAAAACGTCCACTGAAACAAGCACAACAAACACAGTCACAAAACCCTAGTGCGGCTCCTAAAGGAAACGTACAAGAAGCATATGATATCTATATGTTGAATAAACTTGCAGAAGCATGTGGCTTTACATTAAAGCAATTAGGTTACACAGTATTAACTGAAGGTAGACCAAACAAATATCGACTAGTACCAAACAACTATTTAAAACTTAACAACATTTTTGAAAGTATCTTAGGCGAAGCGGCTGGTACAAAGACAATGAAGCAGTTTCTTAATGACTGGTTAGCAAACTATATGCAAGGTGTCCCAGAAGCAGAATATGGACCGGCGTTAAAAGGAATCGTTGATGAATTTTCTAATGCATGGAACACTACTGGAAAATTAGATCAAACAATTTTAACGAAGTTAGGAAAAGGAAGTTATGCCGCAACCAAAACAGCAGGTGTGACTCCAGAAGGTGCTAAAGATGCACAGGGTGCAGGCCAAGCACAACCTGCGGCAGCCGGTGGACAAGCCGCTCCCGTACAAAATGCACAGCAACAAGCACAGCAACAAGCACAACCTGCTCAAGCACAAGCACAACCTGCTCAAGCACAAGCACAGCCTGCTCAAGCAC